TCACATTTCTATCACTTTTCCTTTTGGTATCGTCATTTTCAAGATGTCGCCGTATCGATTTTTAATCTTTTCGGTGGCATCTTCTTTCATTTTTTCGGTGACGTGCGTATAGATGTCCATCGTGGTTTTCGAATCATCATGACCCACTCGATCCATAATAGTTTTTAAATCGACGCCGGCTTCTGTCAGCATCGTAATATGAGTGTGACGTAAAATATGCGGTCCCTCTATTTTTTTGATACTTGTCTTCTTTAACAGACGTATGATCCGATCGTAAATGAAGCGGCTGGCATATGGATAACCATTTTGGCGAGCAAAAACAAAATTACCTTCGTGATAATCCTCAATACCTTTTCTAACTCCCAGTTTAATTTTAGATTGATTCACCTTATAAGATTTCAACATGGAAATAATATCTTCATCCACATCTATTGTCCGTATGGACGCTTTAGTTTTAGGTGGAGTTACTTTGAATTTTCGCATATTGTGATCGGGCATGTCCATTGTCTTGGTAATACGAATCTCATTTGTCTCGAAATTCACGTCAGTCCATTTCAATGCGCACAATTCTCCTACACGCATTCCCGTAAATGCCAGCAAGTAAAACCACTCTTTATCAAGAGGTAATCCATCCGTTAACGTCTTCTCTAAAAACTCTTCCAATTCATGACGCTCGAAAAACTTTTCTGTGATGGTCGTATTTTCAATTTCTTCAACCGTGAGTCGCTTTTTGGGTATCACAACAGCAACTACTGGATTATCAATACGCAATTTGTGTTCCATTGCATACTTAAAAATCGAATTAGCTGTCACTTTTGCATTTTCCAACAATGACCTAGATAGGTCTTGTTCGAAAAGGTCTACAAAAATCTTTTGCATTTGCCGCGTATCAATTTTCGCAATGTTAGACTGCGCAATATAACGCAGTAAGACTTTGACGGATGATGTACGGTTACGGATGGTACTATCCTTTACGCCAGTCAGTGCATATACACCAAGCCATTCCCATGCAACCGATTCAAACGTCACGTTTTTATTTTTCTTGCTGTTCACTCCATGATTTTTTTGGCGTTCAATTTCGTCTTCAACTTTCTTCTTCGCAATGGTTTTAGACTTCCCTCGTCTCCTGACTTGGTTCCGTTTATTGGTTACTGGATCACGCGGACCATCTGCTACACACTCCCAAGTTCCGTTTTTTAGCTGATCGCACTTCATAAATAAACCTCCCTGTACTTTAAGTGTTTTAATCAACAGTTCTCATCGCATCACCACCTTTAGTTATGTGAATTAATTAAAATCCTTGAGGTCATAGTCCGCCCATTTGCGTGGTGTATTGTCACCGCATATCTGATAGTAAATTTCGCCGTCTATTTCATAAAAACGATCCACAACAGGAGTACGCACCGTTTTTTTAGAGTTAACCGGTATCAAATTTGAAGGCAAGCCATCTTCCCGACTTTGGTTAATAGATACTATCTTGTTTTTCGGCAACTTGAAAACCTCCTGTGTATTGTTTTCTTACATAGCGTTCCAGTCGTTCTGCAGCAAACTCCAATTCGACGTTAAACATTTCTGCAATCACATAAGCGGCAGCTTGCCGATTGGGTGGCAGTCGAATGCGGCGTAGCATGAATGTCGGCACGCAGAAGTGATACATAAAGTTGTCGGCCTGCCATTCCTGTAGTTCGCGAAGGGGAGATGGCATGCGGCTCTGATGACCGCTGTGTCGCAAGATGTGGCATAGCTCATGCCCGAACTCTTGCCAACGCTGCCGACTATTGAGTCGTCTGTTAATAAAAATGTAATAACGTTTATCCCAGTAGAAAGCTTCACTTTCATGGCTTGTTAAATAAACCCCGATATTCAAGCGGCTCCCTATAACGTATTTGTTCAACTGTGAAGGGAGGTTTATAGATAACTCTTCATATTTCTGTTGAATATAATCTTCCAAGTGACTGTTTTGGTACATAATTTAACCACCTAACAAACGTATGTTCTTTTTGAGATTGAAAGAAAAGCCCAGTGAAGGGCTGAATTAATCCATACTTTCTAATTCTTTTTTCTCGCACACAAACTTATAATTAGCTGCACTTGCTAAGGCGCCTATCGAAGCAGGGATGATAGCAACTGCCAAACCCACCCATCCGTAATTCAGAGAGAAAAACACAAAAGGAGAAAGTGAAAGCGCGAAATACATAACTTTTCGGAATATCATAGGAACACTGAGTATGAAAAGAGCCAATATGACAAGAAAGGTTGCTTCGTTGGCTCCGATCAATATGAGAGGCATCACAATCAACATTCCCCAATAAAGGTTTGAAGCTTTTTCGGAATCCTTGTAATCCTGTTGTGCCTTAGCCATTTTTTTATATTCCAGATCCTGCTCACTCATTATTCGCACCTCTACTTTCTCATAGTTTGAGTACAGTATATTTATATGAACGGCCTTTTTTCTCTATGGATATCTGTTTTGTTGCTGCACAATAATCCAAAACATTTTTTACTTCCAATTCGCTCCATTGCTCTTCCTGTAGAGCGGAAAATAGTTTCGTTTTATTAAGATCTGGATTGGTACGAATGAGTGACTTAATCCGATTGATACGACCTTCAAATATGTCAGGGCCTAATGCAAGCAACTTATTCCCTACTCTCTTTTTTAAACGAGTGAATTCTTTTAGATCTCCATTAAACAACTTTTCGTTCATCACAGAGATAGCCATATCACATATTTCCGATGCTATTGAATAAAAGCCGTATTCCTCTGCGATGTAGAAGGGAGCTGTATAATATACACTTCCGAGTGGCGTGTAGCTATCCAGTACTTTTATGTATTGCTTAAAGGCTCCGATGCGATTGCCACTCTCCTCCAATTTCAACCCGTTTTGATAAAGAGAATAATAGTCTTCGAAATTATCGTTTTCTGAGGGAAAAGTTATGGGGGATTTTCCGTCTGGATAGTCATTTGCATACCAACAATTTAGTTCTGGATCGGACTCAGGATTATGGACCCAATCTATCATACGGTCAACCAAATCTTCTATGGAAGTATTCTCCGATTTAATATTAGTCACCTCTTATCCCTCCGAATAATTTCCCACATCTCTCGAAGTTTCCGGACATCTTCTTCATCGGACTCGGGTAGCTTACGGTACCAGCGTTCTAGCTCTGGGTCATTGGCGAATGCTTGGAACTCTTTTTCTTCAGTAATGTCCTCTTCGTTCCAGTAATCAGCCAGCTTCATTAATTCGCCATAATCACAATTATAAGCTCGCGATATCATTTTCAAAGTTTCAGGAGTAGGGTTAATAGGTTTGCCGGACCTCTTATCGAAACCTTTTTCTACAGTGTCTAAATAGGTATGGCTGATACCTATTCGTTTCGCCGCATCTCTTAAAGACTCTTTCCCTCTTAATTCTTTTATAAATTCACCTAAGTTTTTCATATCATCACCTGTAATACATACTTTACATTATTATCTTCATAAATAAAATAAAAACATTGTAAATCTTTGTTGACATGTTTGTTATACATGTGTTACATTATATGCAAGGAGGTGTTATACATGTCTAACAAACTTCGACAGTTTCGTAAGGAAGTCGGAATGTCGTTGTCAGAACTAGCGAAAAGGGCAAAGACTTCACGGCAGACTCTTACTAACATTGAACTACATGGTCAAGAACCAGGCGTGTATTTAGCGTTGTCTATAGCTGAAGCATTAAAAACTGATCCGAGGGAGATTTTTTTTGAAAATGTTGTTATACAAGGTTTACAATCGAAGGAAGAAGAAGTCGGATAGGAGGTGAGACCAATGGATGTCCACTGGTCAGATTGGTTGGTTTTCATTATGTCGATTTTTGTTCTGATGGCTTCGATTGTGGTAGCGATTGCTTCCAAGAACTAATGTCGTATATTACCCCGTGGAATTTAAACCTTTTACGACTCGTTATTGCGAACGGATCTTTTCTGAACTTTGCATGCATAGCCACTTTGAAAGAGAATCCTAATTTTTCGCTAGATTCACCAGGAAAAATTAAAATGCTGAATCGCGTGAAAGAGTTAGCTTTGAATATTCCGTGGTTAGCATCCGGGATATTTAACTCAGTTAGTTTAGGATCCTTTTCGTTGTCTGGGTCTACTGCCATCCATAGAGGAAGTGTTCTGTGCTGAAGGGCCGTTGAACGCCTTGTCAAGAAATTCACGTTAATGTTGGTAGTTGGATTAAAAGCCCTAAGATCGAAAAACGCAATATCTTTCGGTGAAGGATTTACAACTTCCATAGTCAACAGAAGAGCATCGTCATAAGATGCAGGTTCACTATTGTTGTCGGCAAAAAAGGCAGTACCAGCTTCAACGACAGTTAAGTCTTTTGAGATATTTACATTTAGCGTTTTGCGGTTGCTCCAAGCTACTGCAATAGACACGATTAAAGCGATTGCTGAGATGACAACTGAAGCAATCGTCAGCATGTTTTCAATTTGCAACACCTTCAGTTGATCCATCCAAATATTCATAACTTATCCTCCCATCTATTACAAGTTTACCAGACGGAGAGGAACAAAAAGAACATTAGATAGGAGAGATGGTAATGAATCAATTAGTCATCATGCAAGATCGAAAAGCTGTAACGTCTTCACTTCGGGTCGCAGAGGACTTCGAAAGGAATCACCGAGATGTATTAAAGTCAATCGACGAACTAAAAGAAGGGGTTGCGCAAAACTTCGCAGACCTATTTCATGAGACAACTTACATGCACGAACAGAACAAACAGGAATACAGAATGTTTTACATGAACCGTGATGGTTTCACGCTTTTAGCAATGGGCTTTACCGGAAAGAGGGCACTCGATTTCAAACTTAAATATATCCAAGCGTTCAACCAAATGGAAGAACAACTGAAACAGCCAAGTAACAGAACGCTACTATTAGAAACTGCGCTTGAGCACGAAAAGAAGCTCGAAACGCATGACAAGCGAATTAATTATCTCGAGAACAGTATGCGGATCAACGGACCGCAAGAGCAACGTATTGGAAAGAATGCTCGCGGAAGAATTGTTGAATGTTTAGGTGGAAAGGAATCGCCTGCATATACAAAGGTCAGCAGAAAGGTATTCTCACTATTTTGGAATGAGTTTAAGAGTTATTTCGAAGTTCCTAGATATGGAGAGTTGCCAAAGATCCGTTTCGAAGAAGCTCTGCAATTTATCCAAGAGTGGTCGCCGGATACGGCGCTAAGGTTAGAAATCAAGAAGTTGAATAATCAACAACAATTACGTCTTGTGGAATGAAAGGAGTGCAATACATGTTAACCATGGAATTTGATTATGAGAAGTTGGCAGATGTGCTTGCGCCAAAATTAATTGACGGACTGCAAGAAATAGTAGATAGGCAACTTGAAAATCAAGAAATACCGTACATGTTAACTATTGATCAGCTAATGAAGTTTCTACACATTAAACGGTGGAAAGCTTCCGAGTTGTTGGGCAGATCAGACTTTCCGGTATTGAGAGAAGCGGGAGTATTAATTCCGCGAGAAGAGTTGTTTGAGTGGATTGATCGCAATCTTGATTGGGTGAAAGAAAATACAAGCTACATCAAAGCGGTGTAACGAGAGGGCCGGGATTACCCGGCTAGTTGGAAGGGTTTTAGTGGGTTGTTGTTGCGGAGGTTTTTGGAGGCTACATCTATAGAGTACAACAGCCCTCGATAAATGAGTATGTCAATTTGACATATTTCAAAAAGGGGGTGAGGACATGGAGTATGGCGCAATATTAAGAGCTTGTCGAAAGCGCAAAGGATGGACGCAGGAGGATTTAGCGCATGAATTAGACATCGAACAGGCGGATGTATCAAGGTTCGAAAATGATCGCAAAGAGTTGCCGATGACGCTGTTTCAGAAGTGGGCAATGGTTACTGGATCACAAGACGTGCTAGTCGCATTTATTGCCGGAATGGAAGGTATGTCGATACTAACAAACATCTTATCGACAGTCGGAACATCGGTCATCGGAGGGTTTATCAGTTTCTTACTATAGGAGGCAATCATGAGAAAAGAAAAACAGTCGGAGAAGTTACGGAAAGAACTAGCGCTGTTTGTGGAAAAGATGCAGTTAGCCGGAATCAACATTACGACAATAAAAAAGCCGATCGACGTTGGAGCGTCAATCAGCTGCGTGAAAAATACTTGATTCGATTAATTTCATTATAACACAAAGACGGAGCTTTGGCTCCTGTCGAGTAGTCCGGGATCATGCCAAAATTTTGCCCCCAAAATTAACGGTAAATACCACTCTAGTTCCTGGGCTACTCGATGGGATTCACACCATCAGAAAGGAGATGACAAGATGACAGACTACGGAAATTGGTTGCTGGTAACGATCTTGTTGCCAATCGTTGCATTTGGTTTAGGGGTGTTATGGAACGAAATGAGTCATCAATTAAAGAGGGAGAGGGATGCGAAATGAAATCATACCGTTGGGAGATCGTGCCGATGGAAGGCGAATCGACTTTCGTTTTGACTTCTGCAGACAGTGTGTTGGTAGCGGCTCAAACATTCGAAGAGAATTACGGCAACCACATCAGTATTTACGCCATTAGAAAAGCTGCTGAAATCATTGAGTTTGAGGAGGCGATCTGATTTGAAGGTGAAAGATTTAATCATTCATTTACTAGATCACGATTTAGATACTGAAATTGAAGTGCCTATCGAGTCAGAAGTAGTTGGCGATACATTTGGATTGAAACTGCAGAAAAAGGTGTGGAAAGACATTCCCTTCGAACAATTGATGATCCAGTTAGATGATTATGTTCTGTTGGAAAAAAGCGAGTATAAAAAAATGTTGGAACAACTCGATGAACAAAAATAAACCCGCTGCGACAACAGCGAGTTCGGGGTTCCGAAATATTTACTTACTTGCATTATAGTACGGAACCCCTCAAATGACAAGGAGGAATCATTTTGAAAAACATTAAACTAACCAATCTAACACTCAAAAACTTCAAAGGCATCAAGTCGCTCGAATTAGATGCATCAGGAAATGACCTAAAGGTGTATGGAGATAATGCGACTGGAAAGACGTCCATATTCGATGGTTTCCTATGGTTGCTTTTTAACAAGGATAGCAACAATCGATCGGACTTCTCCATTAAAACGTTGGACAGCGGCAAAGAAATCAACAACCTGGAACACGAGGTGTCCGCTTTATTCACTGTAGACGGTGTACCGCTGTCGCTTCGGAAAGTCTACCAGGAAGAATGGAAGAAAAAGCGCGGTGCTCCAATAGCTGAATTCACAGGGCATAAAACGGACTATGCGATTGACGGTGTACCAGTGAAGAAGAAAGAGTATGAAGAAAAAGTCGGCTCCATCGTGAAAGAAGAAGTGTTCAAACTGCTGACCAATCCTTTGTACTTCAATGAACAAGTCAAATGGCAGGACCGCAGAGAGACGCTGCTTGAAGTGTGCGGTGATGTGGAACTAGAGGATGTATTGGCGTTCAATAACGAATTAAAAGAACTACCAGCCATCCTGAAAGGACGAGCCATCGAAGATCATCGGAAAATGATCGCGGCTAGGAAAACAGAAATTAACAAAGAACTGGAACGGATTCCAGTCCGAATTGATGAACTGAACAACTCCATGCCGGAAGATACGATCAATGTTTCTTCTATAGAAGTGGAAATTGCAGAGGTAGAAAAAGAAATTGATGCATCCTCTGCGCAAATCAACAACATTAAAAACGGATCGGCTATCACGGCGAAGCAAAACGATTTGCGCCAGTTGGAAATGGATCTTGAATCGATCAAGCGTGAACTAGAATCTGACGCAACGGAGCAAGGTTACAAGGTGCAGGCTCGCATTCAGGAAGAACAGTCCAATATTTCGATCATGCAACGTAAAGCGGATGATGCAAAGCATCAGGTTGCCATCCTGCAAAAAGATGTGCAACGCCTGGATGAAAAAATGAGTGAGTTACGAGATCAGTACTACAAAGAGGAAGCCTTGACCTTTGAACATACAGAAGAATGTGAATGCCCAACTTGTGGACAATCGTTGCCAGAAGAAGAAGTAATAGCGGCCAGAGTAGAAGCAGAGAAACGTTTTAACATTAAAAAATCTAATGAGCTAGAAAGAATTAATCTGACCGGCAAAACATTTAAGGATGATAAAGGAAGATTGCTTGAAAAAATTGAGCAATTGGAAAAACAGACGCCAGCTCATGCCGAAGAAATCCAAGCAAAAGAAAAGCTGGTCAAGAAATTAAATGACGAACTGAACCAGCTGCGTGGGTCCATACAGGATGCGAGACAGGATGCGAAATACACCGACAAGCAGCAGGAGATACAGAAGGTTAAAGATGAAATCGAGAGCCTGAAATCAAGCGCTGACGAAGCTGTATCAGCCATTGAAAAAGAAGTAGCTGAACTGAAAGATAAACGCTCTGAATTGAACGCTCGTATTGCTCAACATTCGCAGGCAGAAGCAAGTAAGAAACGGATCGTTGAACTGGAAGGCCAACAGGCTGAACTCGCCAAGGAATTCGAGAACATCGAGAAAGAACTGTACCTCACTGAGTCGTTTATCCGATCCAAAGTAGAGCTTCTGGAAAGCAAGATCAACAGCAAGTTCAAATACGCTCGTTTTAAATTGTTTGAAACACAGATCAACGGTGGCTTGAAAGAGGTCTGCGAGACTACGTATGAAGGTGTGCCATATTCTAGCGGACTGAACAATGCAGCTCGAATCAACGTAGGCATCGATATCATCAATACGCTGACTGAACACTTTGGCATTCGCGCTCCTATCTTTGTCGATAATGCAGAGGCAGTCACACGGATCGCAGATACAGATTCACAGCTAATCAGCTTGGTTGTTTCTGAAAAGGACAAGCAGTTGCGGATTGAGAGCCAGTCAGAAGACATGAAGGAGGCTATCTGATATGCCTAAATTCATTGTTAGTGAAGTTGTCGAAACTAGACGCGAATTTGTGGTAGAAGCAAAAGATACGAGAGATGCAGAAGATTATTATAGACATTATAAAAGAACCGCTAACGGCACTGCTAAAGGAATGGTTCGTTTCTCTTCGACAGAGTCGCACATTATAACGAAAGAATTGAGAGGGGTAATAAATAATGACTAACCAGCTACAACCACAAAGTAACACACCGGCAGAAAAGAAGAATGAGCTAGTCACAAAAGTAGCAGACAAGGTGCAACGCATGGTCGAAAACAACCAAATCAACATTCCGCAGAACTATTCAATCGTGAATGCGGTCCAAGCGGCGTATTTCAAACTAACCGAAGTGGATTTCAAAAAGAAAACTTCGCTCATGGATACAGCTACACCGGACAGCGTCGCATTTTCTTTACAAGACATGGCGATCCAGGCACTAAGCGTTGCAAAAAATCAAGGCTACTTCATCGTGTACGGAGATAAAATGCAGTTCGTCCGTTCCTATCACGGCACACAGGCAGTCCTTAAGCGGTTGAACGGTGTAAAGGATGTATGGGCTAACGTCATCTGGAAAGGTGAGACATTCGATGTGGAGTACAACGACAGAGGGCAATTGGCTTTCAAGTCTCACACAGTAGATTGGCAAGCAGCTACCGGAAAGAAAGAAGACATTCAAGGAGCTTACTGCATCATTGAACGTGAAGATGGCGTGCAGTTCCTGACGGTCATGACGATGGCAGAGATTAAAACATCATGGTCCCAATCTTCAACGACAGCTGTACAAGATAAATACCCACAAGAGATGGCAAAGCGTACTGTGATAAACCGTGCATCGAAGGCATTTATCAATACTTCTGATGACAGTGATCTATTTATTGGCGCTGTCAATCGTACAACCGAAAATGAATTTGAAGACGACCGTCCAATCAAAGAAATCAACCCACAACATGAGATTGATCAGAATGCTAACAAAGAAGTATTAGATTTCACTGAACCCGAACAATCACCACAGCCAGTACAAGAACCTGAATTAGTACAGGAGCCAGTCAGACAACCTGAACCCGCTTCATCAGGCGGACCAGGCTTCTGATGATCGAGATCAAAACACTCGCAACAGGCAGCACTGGTAACTGTTACATGATCGACGATGGTCGCACTCAGCTCTTAATTGAGTGCGGCATATCGTTCAAGTCGATCCAGAAGGCGCTCGATTTCAAGACTAGCAATATAGCAGGGGTATTAGTATCACACGAACACAAAGACCACTGCAAGGCAATCAAAGACGTTGCAGACAGAGGGCTTGATATTTACATGTCACAAGGTACAGCAGACGCTATCGGCATCGTGCATCATCGTATACGCCTTATTGAGTGTAAGAAGACTCTCAAGCTTGGTACATGGACCATATTGCCGTTTGATGTCCAGCACGATGCAGCAGAACCATTCGGTTTCCTCATTGCCAATGACGCAGGAGACAAGCTGTTATTTGCGACAGATACCTACTACATCAAATACAAGTTTTCTGGACTGACTCATCTAATGATCGAGTGCAATTACTCGCAGAAAATCCTAGAAGAAAATGTGGAAATTGGACGCACGCCGGAGTTTTTGAAATATCGTGTTATGAAGTCTCATTTCTCGCTAGAAAACCTATTGATCTTTTTAAAGGCTAACGATCTATCCAAGGTTCAGGAGATTCATTTACTTCACTTATCGGATAGCAATAGTAACGAGCAGGAGTTTAAACAGGCGGTACAGGCTGCCACTGGCAAGCTGGTGTACGTGCCATAAAAGAATGAGGTGATTGAATTGAACAGCCCTGAAATTTCGGGAGGGTACATTCTGATATCTAGAAAGTTGATAGAAAGCGAGATATGGGAAAAGCCTCCTCTCTACTTAAAGGTTTGGATGTACCTTCTCGTGAGGGCCCAATACAAACCCTATAAAGATTTGGAAAGAGGCGAGCTAGTAGTAAGCATCCCAGAATTGATTGAAGCCTGCAGTTACAAGGTTGGTTATCGTACAGAAAAGCCTACAAAATCCCAAATTTTTAACATTCTTGAGTGGTTACGAAATTCCGATGAAGGTACTCATGAAGGATACTCTGATGAAACGATGATTGAAACGACGAAGACAACGCGAGGCATGGTCGTCAAAGTGCTCAACTACAACGTTTATCAAGATTCTAGTAACTACGAACACAACGATGAAAAGAACGATGAAAAACCAACGAACGATACAATGCCAAAACGACAGGCTGACACTATAAATAAGAATGTAAAGAAAGATATAAGAATTAAAGAAAAAGAATTAAAGACTAGTCGCAAACGAGTTTACGACGAAGACTCCGACTCTTACATCCTTGCAAAGTTCTTCTACAAGGAAATCCTGAAGAATGATCCGAAACGAAAAGAACCAAATATGCAAACGTGGTCGGATGACATTCGGAAAATGATCGAACTTGATAAGCGTGATAAAAAAGAAATTGGAGAACTGATGCGCTGGGTACAGCGGGACGAGTTTGAAAGAGCGAATGTACTTTCACCTGCTAAGTTACGAACTCGGTACACATCATTGCTGTTGAAAATGAATAGTCCGAGAAAATCTAACGTAGCCAACTTCAAACCTCCAGTTTACGAAAGGAGTACAACGACTGATGAAAAATGTGATGAACAACATCCTGAGAAATTCGGGAATGTCCGCCTCTTCAAGTAAGCCTGACCCCATCCAGTGTGAACATTGCGGAAAGGACAAGCCGCAAATTCAGATAGAACATCCATTTGGAAAAGGACTCCGTTGGGTATCATGCGCCTGTGAGTGCGAAGTGAAAGCTCGAAATGATTTTAAGCGGGACCAGGAAGCTCGACAGAAAAGAATACGGATCGACCGTGCGCTCAAACTATCAAGCGCGATGGATGATATCAAGTCAATGACGTTTGAAAACTTCCTAGTTCGTAACGGCGTGCAGTCAGCCTATGAAGAAGTGATGAATGCAGTGGAGAATTTTGAACAGCGAGGAAAATTAGGTATCTTCATCTTCGGTGAAACAGGCAACGGGAAAAGTCATGTTACAGCAAGTGGTGGCAACGCATTGATAAAGGCTGGATATGCAGTGATTTACATTACTGAAAAAGATTTGTTTAGCCGTCTGCAAGCGACAAGGAATTTCAACAACGCCGAAACATTTCAAGAAATCATGGGTGCTTGCTTAGATGCAGATCTGCTGATTTGGGATGACTTCATGAGCAGTCAGAAACTCACCAACGATGAGAAAGACTGGACGTTCCAAATTATTAACGGCAGGGAACGTGCAAACAAGCCGATATGGATGACATCGAATATTACACCGCAAGAATTTGAAAGTAGCGATATAGCTTACAAGCTAGATGATAAAGGTCGTACTTGGTGGAGGATCATCGGAAACATGAACTGCGTGCTAAACGAAGCGGACAATTATCGTAAAAGCAAGGCGATGGCTAGGGCGCTTAATATCAGCGTAGAAGATTATGAGAGACGGAATTAGGAGGACACTATGAAACTAACAAACGAAATGGTGTATCACTACGCTACCGAATGGCATGCGCACGGTCGAGACCTTTTTGAACTGGATGACGGCGATGTATTAATTTTGAATAACGGACTTGAAGTGAAACTGACGAATGACAGTCATCCTGAATTTATACAGGGGATTGCACGGATGTTAGGAGACGAAGAAGTTGCCGGTGTGTTGATCTATGGCAATCGGGATGCTTATATACATTTTTTAAAACAGGGGGAGTTTTGAATGTGCAACAGAACTAACGAAGCCAGAAAAAGAACCGGGCTTATCAAGTTGAATTCGTTACAAAATGAGGCGTTAAAAAAATTGATAACCGCGTCTTCCAACGACATCGAGGAAATACTCGAACTTCATGCTCGCAAAAGAAACAGCGGCGGCTGGAAAATGAAAACCTACGAGTCTTTGAACGGTCTTTGTCAGTGCGACATGGCAAGAGCGTTGCTAATTGGTTACAGGGTTGAGGATGGTGAATCCGATGCCTAACTGGACTAACAACGACGGCATCTACATGGTGCCCCGCCCAAACAAAGTGGACAAGCAGCAGATCAAGCGTGATATGGATGCGTTGGAAGAAAAGCTTCAGGAGGCACAAGCACGGATAGCTGCGCGAGAGGGGATGACGGCGTGAGGGAGATTAAGTTTCGTGCCTGGTATGAACCAGCTAAAGAAATGTTCAACGTCGATGTGTTGGCTATCGGCCCGGTTGGTTGGGGTAGCGACGGTACGGGAGTGAGTTTGGCGTATCAACCGAGCATTCCGGTTATGCAATACACCGGGCTGAAAGACAAGAATAGCGTGGAGATTTATGAGGGCGATATTGTGAAACTAGTGCAAATTGATTATGAAGAATTGGATGAACCAGAAATAATGAGGATTTCAAACGGTGAGGAATTTTATTCGGATGTTTACATCTTGCAACGGCTCGACTACCACATAAAAAACAACGAAACGAATGACAGCATCGAAATCATCGGCAACATCTACGAAAACCCCGAGCTTCTGGAGGTGACAGCATGATTGGAGCAAGAGTGCAAATGAGCAAAGAAACAGAGAAGCAATTCCTGATCGATGAATTAAACCGTCTTGGAATCTATGAAACTGTGAAAAGTGAGCCACTGGAAAGTATGAATTACTACACGTTGCGGAGCATGTTGGCTGCGGCTAGGGCGGTGTGGGTGTGAGGCTATGTAAAGAATGTCGGGAGTGCATCCCGCCGGAAACAGAACATTACGTTTACAAGAATGACCCGTACTGTACAGGATGCATCGACGCTACCCCTTACACAGCCTATCTCTACGAAGTGAACGGTCACTATATCGGCAATTCGGAGGACGGAGAAGTGGAGTTTGTCGAATCCTACGATGACTATTATGAGGTGGTGTCGGAATGAGCTTTTACGTGTACGAAACACAGGCGAAACCAAAGTGTGAACGGTGCAGAGTCAATCCTCAGATGGACGACCATGAGGTTTGCGAACCTTGCTTGAACGAAATGATTTTGCCGGGATTCAGAGCGTCGTTTCTGCCGGATGACGAAATGCGAAAAGAGATCAGGAGGTCGAATGGTTTTGAATAACGTAAATCTAATTGGTCGATGGGTCAGAGACCATGAAGTAAATGCAACCCAAGGCGGTGTGACTGTGGTGAAAAACACACTGGCAGTCGATCACCCTTTTAAAAAGGATGACGCTAGTTTCATCCGCGTGGTCATGTTCGGCAAAACTGGGGAACTGGCGAATCAGTACACAACGAAAGGGACTCAGGTGGCTATCATAGGCCATATCCAAACAGGCAGTTATGAAAAGTCGGATGGCACGAAAGTTTTCACTACCGACGTGATCGCAAGCAGCATAAAGTTTCTTGATTCGAAATCTAACCGTTCGGAACAGCCGAATAGTTCACAGAATGCTCCACAACAGACGCAGACTTACGGACAGACAAATACTCAATCTAGTTACCAGGCGGGGCAAGGTGGCTACGGTGGACAAGCGCAGGGGTATGAAGATCCACCTTACGATCCAAACGATTTACCATTTTGAGTTAAGGGGATGACCAAAATGCAAGATCACACAATTACAATATCTGCCAAAGACGTACAAGAGCGAAATATGCGGGTAAGAGATTTGCTCAGTCGAGGTTACATGCCAATCAAGTTTTTCGAGCGTCAAACGGAATATGTCGGCGTCACGGAGCAGAGATACGTGGACAAGGACGGTAAGCAACAACGCGTGAAGTCGACAGCGATTACAAATAGGTTTTGTGTAGTCATGCGGAGGGCAGGTGAGCGTCGTGGAATCCAGAAAGCTACTTGATAATGAATTGATCTGGTCTTTGCAACAGGAAAACGCACGGTTGAGACACGAATTAAACTTTTACGCTGACACAAAAACATATGAAGGACAGCGCGGCAAGTATTCAGGCGTCCGTCAAATGACGCTGATCGAGACGGATAAGGGCGAACGCGCTAGAAAAGTATTGGGGCTGACAAATTGAAAAAAGAAGAAATGTTGATGCAAGTGGTTAATCAAGATGTTTTAGTTGAGCGATGGAGACAGAACGATAAGTGGGGAAAACAACGCCATGAATACGGCTACTGGTTGGCGATCCTAGGCGAAGAGTTTGGCGAAGTGTGCCAGGCGATTCAACAAGGCAGTGTAGCGAGCAAAGAAACGGACGCTGATGATTTATATACGGAATTGATTCATGTAGCCGCTGTAGCTTCCGCTATCGCAGAGCAAGTCATGGAAGAAAGGGGCGGGGTGCAATGCTCTCCATGCTTATCAAAGACGACTATAAACAGCCGTTAGTGGCATTTGGGCATTTGTCTAACCAGGAAATCAAACAACTACGTAGTGAGGGTTACCGGGTTCACTGGCGCGAGGTAAACAGTCCGCAAGTCAACAAGCACGGTATTCCGATTAAGCGAGTTAAAGGAGTGGTCTGATGGCAATCTGCAAACGGTGCAATAAGCCGTTAAAGACATCTAAAAGTATTGAAGTAGGATATGGACCGGTATGCAAACGGAAGCATGACCAAGCCGAAGCGGAATTTCTCAAGCGCCAGATCACACTCGATGAAGAAATAGAGTATCAGGAAAAGGTGAGGGCATGAGAAAACCATACAGTCGATCACACGCTAATCGGGGAGCAGTCCTTGAAAGATTGATCGACATGACCAATCAGCAATATCGCAATAAAGGGGTAGCGGACATTAGAAAGATTCCTACCCCTGTGCAGATACAGAGCAACAATAAGGGGCGTGTTACTGGTTACACGCAAAAAGGTGAATGGGTCGATTACAGCGGCGTATTTGACGGTAGGGCTATCATTTTCGATGCGAAAGAGACATCCAACAAGACAAGCTTTCCGCTCAACAACATTTCCGCACATCAGTTTGATTTATTAAAATCATGGCACCAGAAAGGCGCGCAGTCATTCCTGCTAGTCTCGTTTACCAAACTAGATGAAATATATCTTCTTCCGTTTAAGTTGCTAGAAACGTATTGGGAGGACGCGCAGAAGGGTGGCAGAAAGTCGATACCACATCCATTCTTCTTCATGCAGTGCGAATTGGTCAAAAGTGACCGCGGTTATGTATTGGACTATCTGGGGGTGATGTGATGAAGCGAGTATTAGATGCTTGTCGCGGTAGCCGAATGTTTTGGTTCGACAAACAAAATGAGGATGCTGTTTTCATGGATAAAAGAGAAGTATCAGAAGAACTTTGTGACGGAAGAATGTTAGAAGTAAAGCCGGATATAGTTGCAGATTTCCGTGATATGCCTTTCGATGATGAATCATTTTATATGGTTGTGTTTGATCCTCCACACTTGATAAAGGCCGGAGAGAATTCATGGCTGGGAAAGAAATACGGAATCTTGGAAGAGACTTGGCCAAGTGATATTCGCCAGGGATTTGAAGAATGTATGCGAGTTTTAAAACCGAATGGAACGCTCATTTTCAAGTGGAATGAGGACCAGGTCAAGCTGAGAGAAATTTTGAATGTGATAGATTACAAGCCGCTTTTCGGTAATCGACGGAGCAAAACACACTGGTTAGTGTTCATGAAAGAGAGCGGATGAGGGGTTGAGCGACATCATATTTATTTTATCCGCGCTGAGTATCGCCGGGCTGTCCTACCGGCTCGGTAGGAGTGCGGGGTACACATCGGGAGTGGATGCTGGATACGATCACGGCTGGATTGATGGTAAACGGCATGGTAAGCATTTGGGTAGGCGTAGGGAGTATTGATGCAACAAAGAGGTGACTACCTTGGAGCAACTATCTCTGTTTGAGAGCAGCGATTCAACAGGCCGCAAGTTAATGTTTCGTACTTACCTATGCAATTCTGATCTGAGTTACAGGGCTACAGTGAGTAAGGTTTTAGTCGCCGGACCGGATCTTTATCTTACAAAGCAGCAATTAATGGGGCATACCAGGAAGGCGGTAAAAATCGAGCGGTTTAAATACGGATACATGTTGTATACGAGATGCGAAAACTTACTAGAGATAACGCCCGTTTACGTGAGGCGTTGAGAATGATGCAACGTTCCTTTCTTTCGGGAATGGAGTTGACGGCGACGGAAGATCTGAAGAAATACTTGAATGAGAAGGTTGAGAGAACATTGGAAGGTGATTCAAATGGTCGCCAAATATGAACCAATCTATCTGCTATTCGAGGATGCAGCAGTCAAGTGGAAGTGGACTGAAAGTGAGTTGTTTCGTTTTCGGCGGATGTGGGAAGACGGAGCGGATTTAAGCGAATTGACAAAAGCGTTTAAAACTAATCGGCGTAGTATTGCACTCGTTGTGATGGATCAGGCAGAGCAAGGATTTATTGAGCAACGGCGGTTTGGATTGTTTGGAAAATGAGGTGAAGGATTGATTACAAAGGAGTTTCTTAATCAAATCAATTTGCCGAACAGGGCGGTGGAGTTTGCTGTAACGCTGATCGGTTTGGAGGTTCGCGAAGCTGCCAGACGGTTGGACGAGCACATGGCGCGATTGTTTGAAGAAGGAAACATAAGAGAGTACAACGAGTTCGTGCGTTTATCACGTCATATCACGCATAAAGCGGATTGGGGATTCGAAGAAGGTGAGACGGTGCGGTACAGGATTTCCAATAGCACGGCGCGCGTTGGCGAAGTGTTGAAAATAGAAGACGGAAAAGTGCATTTCGCGGACGTGGTTGTATCGCCTTCGCTTGTATCGTCGGTGGAGCCAGAACAATTATCGTTATTTGAGCAATAAAAAGAGACAGGATCTCTCCCGTCGTAGCTGACAATATTGTAACACACAAGGAGGGGTCCTGTGGGTGTAATTCAAGAAGAAGTATACGTTAAGAGAGCAGGCAAGTTTGTAAAAGTGAAAAATGCGGCGTTGGTAAGTTTGGATAAAAATGCGGTTTATCGAGTGATGGATAAGTCTATAGACGAAACGGACAAGCCGGGAGAGGGATTCGGGAAGCAAATCTTCAACTGGCAGGATGATAAGCCATTGTTTTACGAGGTCAGTTATACCAAAAGATAATAGTAGTCTATCGGAAAAACCGAGGACATCAGGAGATAGCGTTTATTCGCTGTTTCTTGGTGTCCTTTTTATTTTGGAAAAGGAGTGATTAAGGATGGTAATTGCGTTTCAAATTATTTTATTAGCAGTGATGGGTTTATCGATATTCGGAATTATTGGCGAGAGAGAAAACAAAGGGATTCGTGACGCTCTGTTAACAGCTTTTATTGCCAGTACAGCCGCCTATATTGCGAGTGTGATGTTGCTATGAAATCACTACAAGAACAGCTCATTGAAAAAGGGCTCGTACAGCCTGTCAAACAGGTGGAACCGAAAAAGGATACTAGGACAAACAAAAAGCGAAACGAGCAGTTGAGTGAACGGGAACTAGCGGATTTGATGGGCATCAGGAGACCGGTGTATGGCAGGGGCAAAGGTGGGGCGTATCGACAGCGGTAAATACAAAAAGCGGAGGGGTTCGGCATGACGGAAAAACAAGTAGAGAAGTGGATTCGCGACTACCACTGGATGATGAATACAGTCAAAATGCTTTATGAAGGATTGGAGGATGCAGGGGGCGGTGGAGTGGCTCAGTATGGTGACGAAGCAGGTATGCCAAAAGCTCAAGGTTTAACAGGCGACGTAGTATTAAGCGAAGTTATCAGAAGAGGAAAGCACTGGGAGCGGATTGCTGAATATGAGAAGAAGATCCATTTCATCCAAAAGAACATTCACGTGATTACAGAAGAGCGCGAAACAGAGATTCTGCATTGGCTACTAGAAGGGAAAAGTTATGCATGGATTTCTCGACATATGGGATTATCACAGACGCACACAAAGCGAATCTGTTCATCTATCGCAGAGCAAATAGTCAGGAATGTTAGAAACGGACGATGTGGCTAATCAGGTGGGAAGTTCCATTTGCGCAGAAATTAATTTACCCTTACGAGGGGGGAGGTTTGGAGGGGGGTGCGTGTTTGCGTTATTCTTCTCTAAACCTATATACCCCGCAACGAATACATACATAGGCGTCTGTTACATACAGGCGTCTTTTTTTCTATACCTGAAAATAAAAGAGTTGCCACATGGACATCAAGTCGTATAAGCAGAAAAAGACGCGAGGACTATCCGTCAGACAAGTTATCGAAAGTGCGTTGGATGATTTAGAGCAATTGGACAGTATCGTAATAGTTGCAAAATATGATAATAACAATATCGCCACCGGCTATTCTGGTGACAACAATGCCGAGTTGGCTGGACTGTGTGAATTTGTGAAATCAGAACTAATCGAACTGATAGCTGACGAATGAACGCAAGGTTTCTATGTCTAAAAATATTGGAGGCGGAAGTGATGTAGATGCCGAATTGGGAAGAGATTCAGAGAGAGTGGGAAACAAGTAAGATCACGCTGGCTGCACTGGCTGAAAAGCATGACGTGAAGCTCGGAACATTAAAGAGCAGAAAGAGTCGGGATACCAAAGACGGAAATTCGTGGACTAGGGGTGCTCCTAAAAAGGTTGCAACCAAAACGCAAAAGGTTGCAACCCCTTCGAAAAGGATGCAACCAAAAAAAGAGCAATTTGAGCCTGTTGTAGAGTCGGATGATCTAACCGATAAGCAACGGCTTTTTTGTATTTACTACATTAAGAGTTTCAATGCGACGATGTCCGCTATTAAGGCGGGGTATGCAACGAATAGTGCTCATGTGGAAGGTAGTCGACTGCTAAGAAATGCTAAGGTGGCTGATGAGATACGCAGACTAAAAGGTGAAATGCAACAAGGTGTGTTTATTGACGCTATGGACGTACTCAACAAGTATATCCAGATAGCATTCGCAGACATAACAGATTATGTCATGTTTGGCAGCGCGGAACGACAGGCAGTAGATGAGCAGGGCAGACCTAAACTGGATGACAACTTCAAGCCAATTACCTACCGTGAAAGCTATGTCGATTTGAAGAATCACGATATGGTAGACGGTACAATTATTACAGAAGTGAAAGAAGGCCGTGAAGGCGTATCCGTCAAACTGGCTGACAAAATGAAGGCTCTCGAAATGCTGACGAAATACTTCGACCTGCTGCCTGAACATCAGAAGCGTAGATTAGAAGAAGAGAAGATGAAGTTGGAACTTGGCAACCTACGCGGTGATACAGAGGGTGATCCACACGCTCAGGGTAGCAGTTATGAAGACGCGCTAAACGCCCAAACGGAAGACGTGTTTGCGGATGAGGTGATAGATGATGAAACGTAAGAAATCCACATCCTTCAAATTCCGGCCGTTCAGCCGTAAGCAAAAGAAGCTCCTGATGTGGTGGACTGATAAGAGTCCGTACAAAGACTACGACATGATCATCTGCCACGGATCCATTCGTTCTGGCAAGACGGTTGCCATGATTGACTCATTCATTACATGGTCGCTTGCGAAGCATAAGCATCAGAATTTTATAATCGCCGGGAAGTCAATGGGAGCATTGAAACGAAACGTCTTAGAGCCGATGTTTCAGATATTAACTGCAAAAGGCATTGACTATCACTATCACCGTTCAGGCGATCCCTATGTACAGATTGGCACCAATACTTACTATCTGTTCGGTGCGAACAATGAAGCGAGCCAAGATACACTACAGGGTCAAGTTAGGCCCCTCTGCATAGAAATATGTAGATAAACATCCGGCAATATCGGTGGAGGTTACGTTTTAGAATATAAAAAGGTTCAACTTTGACTGGAGCATAAATTGGAGGTATTATGAGAGTAATACTAGAAAAGAGGTGCTTCCATTTTAAAGAGAGCCAAAGATTTAATTGGAATGAAATTCGACAGATTGACAGTGATTTCTTTTTCTCACAAAGACGCAAAGAAGCGAAGAGTTTATTGGAACTGCTTATGCGATTGCGGAAACATGGTTAAACGCAGAACGGACGCTTTGAGAACTAAAGCGAACTTTAAAAGTTGCGGTTGCTACACCAAGGAGTTAGGCCGTAAGCAGATGTTGGAAAGCAATCCTAACAAAAAACACGGGATGACCAACACTCGCATCTATAAAATATTTCGCAAGATGCATGAAAGATGCTACGATCCTAACTATCCTGAATACCATTTATACGGTGGTAGGGGCGTCAAGATTGCTGAAGCTTGGTATAAAAACTTTGAAAGTTTCTATGAATGGGCTACGGCAAATGGATATAAAGAAGACCTAAGCATAGACAGGATAGAAACAGACGGAGACTACACACCTTCTAATTGCAGGTGGGCTGATAAGTACCAACAAGCGAACAATAAGCGGAATAACATTGTCCTTGAACATGATGGTAAAAAGCTGACCTTGAATGAATGGGCGCGGGAGCTCGGTTTACCTACTTCAACTGTCAGGAGCAGGTATTACAAAGGGAAGACTGTCGAAGAGATATTGAATCCAGTTAAATTAAGAAACTAAAATATACTAATACCGAGATAACCTTATTGTGTAAAAACAGTGAGGCATCGTAACGCATAGGGATTGAACCTATGCTTTTTTCTATTTCAAGATCAAAGCGTAGAATATAACATCCCCAAGAGTGTCGGACACCTTAACGATTAAGGTCGAAGGTGAAAATGTATGCTAAGCTGGGACGGAATTGACCGTCCGATGGAAATGAGGGAAACCTCCAGAGGTTACGATAAAAAACGTAACGATAATAACATTGCTAACTGCTGCAGGAGCATATCTGGATGAGGTCGCATTATTCCCTCGGTCATTTGTTGACCAAGCAATCGGACGTTGTTCCGCTGAAACGGATGGGCAAGGCGGAAAGGTGTTTGTAAACTGTAACCCCGCCGGACCGTATCACTGGTTCAAAACGGAATTCATCGACAAAGCGAAGGAAAAGAAAATACTCGTTCTGCATTTCACGATGAACGACAACCTTTCTTTATCTGAGCGAGTAAAAGAACGGTTCTACCGTATTTATTCGGGTGTATTCTTTCAGCGTTACATTCTAGGGTTATGGGTTCTTGCAGAAGGTATCATATACGACATGTTCAACGAAGAAGAGCACGTCATAGATGAGTGGCCGATTGATATTCACGACTACCAAGTCGCGATTGATTACGGAACCAAGAACCCAACAGCGTTTGTTCTGCAGGGTATTCATTACGATACTGATGGTGTGGCGATATACTACAACCTGAAAGAATACTTTTATGATGGACGAGCTGAAGGTAAGCAGAAGACAGATAACACATATTACGATGAATTAGAGACGTTTTGCGCTGGGTACACCAATGAGGTAATCATTGACCCGTCCGCTGCGTCTTTTATTGCGTTGATTGAAGAAAAAGGCGTGCTATCCGTTACCCCGGCAGACAATGCTGTGCTGGATGGAATACGGACGGTTTCTCGTTTGATTTCAGAAAAAAGATGCTTAACACATCGAGACTGCACTAATCTACTGCGAGAGCGCTCTTCGTATGTGTGGGATGAAAAAGCAGCAAAACGTGGTGAGGACAAGCCTAAAAAAGAGAACGATCACATTATGGATGCTGAGCGTTACGGAATATTCACGAAAGAAAACAACGGAGTGCGAATGGACGATTACACTGCAGCACTCATGAGGGGAGCGAGAGTACATGGCTAAATGGAGCCAAAAGGTATCCGGTGAAATATCGAAGTTGCGGTCAAGGTTATCGCTCCCTTTTGGGTGGGGCGTTACAACCGGAGCGCTGGGCGGCAGTTATAAGTTGGACAGTAGCAAGGTTGATTATGAGTTAACTAAGGAGCTTTACTTCAACACGAACGATGATTACAAGCTCGGTGCGGGATTCGCCAAATCGATTATCAATAACACGGTTAGTTTCATGGGCGTGCCTATGTTTAAGGCTGCGGACAAAGATGCGCAAGAAGTTCTGAATGCTTTCTTTGACAACAATATTTCCAACATGCAGCGTACGCAGCGCGATAGCTTGCGTGATGGCGATTGCTATGTTTGGGTGACTCGCGAAGAAGAAAAAGACGCTTCGCTTTATCCAGAAGAAAGTGTCCGATTGGTGTATAACATCATCCCGCCCGGACAGGTGAAAGAAATCAAGCGTGATCCAGTCACCGGAATGGTTGAGGAATACTTACTGTCATCTGAGCATGAGTGGGAAGATGAGCGCGGCAATAAGAAGCGCGCTACAGTCATTCAGCATATCAGGCGTGGTGAGCGAGAAGTTAAAGTGGATGGCGATATCCCGCCGGGTATTGAACTAGGTATTAATGGAACACCATGGGATTTCATTCCGATAGTGCACTTTAAAAATGAAGGTGACGAAGGTGTATACGGCCAATCAGACTTGGAACCGATCGAACCATTTTTAAAGGCATACCACGATGTGATGCTCCATGCGATGCAAGGCAGTAAGATGCACAGCACACCGCGGCTGAAATTGAAAGTGAAGAACGTTGGCAACTTCCTGAAAAACAACTTTGGCATTACCGATCCGGTCAGTCACTTTAAAAAAGGCGGTACGATTGATCTGGACGGAAAAGAGCTGATGCTGCTGACAGACGATGAAGATGCGAGTTTTATAGAAGCCAAGTCTACTACTGGCGATGCAAAGGAGTTGCTGAAGCTTCTTTTTTATTGCATTGTCGACACGTCAGAAACACCTGAATTCGTATTCGGCGTTCATACCCCTTCCAGTCTGTCATCCGTCAAAGAGCAGATGCCTATACTTATTCGTTCGATTGAACGAAAGCGCGAGCATTTTGCTGACAACTGGAAGCGTTTAGCTCGTATCGTCTTAGCGATGACCGCGCAGGCGGAGAACGAGTCTTTTGAAACGTTTGCTACTGAATTACAGTGGGTGAACATCGACCCTCGTACTTCGAAAGAAATCAGTGAAGAGCTATTGCACACCGTCAACGCTCTAATACTCGGTGTAAAAAACAATCTTATTGGAGAGAAGTCAGCTATCAATTACTTAGCTAAACAGATTGATACCATGAACAACTTCGAGGAAGAAGATGGTGAGAGTGAAATAGACCGAATCAAACAGACGCGGATTAATCGTTTGCGTATGCCGGATAGTGACGATTTGGAAGGGCAGCTCGCTGAGATTAAAAAGCAATTGATTGGAAGTGGTGTAAATGAAGAAGCGTAGTGTATATGAACTAACAGGGAACGGTACCTATTCATTGCAGGCACGTAAAATGCTGATTGAGTTATTGTTGCGGCAGGATAAAGAGATACAGCGCATCTTTATTAAAAGCGCAGATGACCTGGCTGCCGAAATCAGACGTTTGGAAGCGACAGGCAACACTTATCAGTTAAGCGAAGTGATCGACGTCCTCTTGCAGCAAAACGCTGAAGCGCTCCAAGAAAGCTTGAATGCATTGCTCATGGAAGGTTTGCAATTAAGCGTCGAAGCCGGTATGCACCAATCCAAACAGGTTACGTTAAAAATCCTCAATAAAGCCAAAATGGATTGGAAGCCGATTGAACGTACGTATTTCAGACAGCACACTCAGGCGGTCGAAGCTATGCAGGCGCGAACGTTTAAAGGTTTGAACCTGTCTGATCGCATTTGGGGTAACAGCCGCAAAACAAGTAATGCTATCGGCTCTATCGTCCGTGAAGCTATTGCGGCGGGCGAACATCCTTACAAAGTCGCTGAAATGCTTGAACAGTATGTACGCAATGGCGCCAATTCGTTGGTCGCTGAATATCCAAATATGGTGGAGCGGCTAGAAGGTAATATCCCTATGAATCTAAGCTACGAAGCGTTGCGGCTTGCTCGTACTGAAATGGCTGCGGCGTTTGGCGAGGCGTCGATACAAGGTGCCGAACTCAATCCGGCGAACAAAGGGATTCGTTGGAGTTTATCTAACGCTGGTGTCGCTTGTGATAAGTGCAAAGATATAGCTGGACATGACAGTGGTATGGGTGAAGGTGTTTACAAAGTGGAGGATCTGCCCGAATACCCTGCCCATCCAAATTGTTTGTGTAATCTGTCAGAAGTGACTGAAGAGATTGACGATCTAGTTAATCGATTGATTGAGTGGAATGCTAACCCGTTGGCGCACCAGGATATTGAACATTGGTATCAGACGGTTTATAAAACAGGAGAGTTATAGGAGGTGGACGTAGTGACGAAAAGTGATATTCACGTACTGGCTTTTAATAATGCGGTCCGAGTTGATTTCGAAGAACATTCGCTTTCAAGGACAGTGCTTCTCAACGTTGTCGGAAAAGAGAGAAACAGAATTAGATTTATAGATGCAGTTGAACGAATGAGACCAGTGAACATTCAGTATCTCTATAAACAGGAACGTTTCATACTGATCGCTAGACTTAAACGCTACTTTAAGGGAAAGGTATCGTTTAAAGGAGGTGAGAAAAATTGACTCAACCAATCATCTGCGGCGAAATGTCGCAAAGTCAAAAGAAAATCTTTCAACTGTTCGGCAACCTCGCCGGTGAAATGAGAATCGATGACATTCCAACTGCTCCGTCCGTTAACATTGACGAACTGAAAAAAGGGGATTCAGATCCATTAGAGGTGGTGGTAGAGATCCCTGCCAGTAAATCTAAACGGGGTTGGAACTACAAAGGTCAGTCCTTGCAAGATATCGTTACAGCGGTAAATAGTAGCACACTCAATGGTTTTCTAGGCCATCAAAAGCCTGAAGATGTCAGCAATCAGTTCTTGCCTCCAGTGACCCACTGGGTAGGGGCTAAGATGGTCGGAGAGATTGCGTACTTTCGCGGCGTTGTTGACTCATCTGCCACGGACTTAAAACGATGGATTCGGTCTGGTCGTATCAAGCAGGTGTCTATATTCGGACGTCCTAAGCTACAACGATCCGGCAGGGAAACCAATGTCATCGGTTATGAACCGATGTCCATTGACTGGACGCCGTTAGACAGAGCAGGTATGAACACTCGCATCGTAGCTATGAGTGGCGAGATGTGGGATTTGGAGGGCGAAGGCCCGTCAGGTGAAATGAATGGAAATGAGGGAGGCAGAACAATGAATCCAGAAGAAGTATTGGCAGCATTGAAAACAATGCTAGGAAACAAACAGATTACAGTTCCGATGATTGCTGGTGAAATGGGATGGAAGCCGGAAGAAGTAGCTTCCGATATCGATAAGGATTGGGCAGCAGGTGTTACGGCTTCTGTTGCCAAACTTCAAGAAGTAGAAAAAGCACTTGGCATTTCAGGTGAAATGGATGTGGTGCAAGTTGCGAAAGACGCAGCTAACGCTATCAAGGCGCAAGAAGCAGTGAAATTCGACAAAATGGTTGGCGAAATGGTTGACGAGAAAGTGAAATCAGAAGCAGTTCGCAAAGAACTTTATGATCCGAAAACCGCACTCGGGAAGATGTGGGGTTATCACTCATCCGGATTCAGTGCCGAAAAGACAAAAGAAGAATTGGCAGGCGAGATGGATTCTTTCCTAGCTGATGAAGTGGTGAAAGGGCTTATCAGCAATCACCACACAGACAAACCGGCGGGAACAGGCGGCGGACAACCACCAAGTAAAACAACATTCAAAACGAAGCGCGTGTCGCTTTAATTTAGGGAGGAAGATCAAACATGGCAGAAGCAAGAGCAATTCCAACAACTACCTACCAATCCTATCGAGCTAAGGTTTCAGACGGCAAAAGTGTTCGAGTGACCGTGCCGGAAAACACAACGATTGAAGCTCAACAATTTTATGAAATTGATGGATTTTTCGGTCCTGCAATGCAGTCGGTTGTGACGGAGGCGGGTGAAACGTCCGAAGTCATTCTGAACATCGAGCAAGCAGAATACGAGACGGATCAAATTCAGACCACAAAAGCATTCAAAGCCGGCGACAAAATCTATTTCACAGGCGGTAAGTTCACACCGGACACAGGTGCAGGTGAAGACGGCATTGCAACTAATCGTCTCGTTGGGCGTGTAACACAAGGCAAAGACCAAAATAACGTTATCTGGTTCGTTCAAGGACCACAGGTTTAAGGGGAGGAATTAGAAAATGAGAACACACTCAATCGAAGAACTTAAAGAGAAACGCCGTAAAGGGACCATCGAAACCGAGGTCTCTTTTTTGCTGGATGGAAAAGAAGAAGTTGTGCCGAAGAAGATTGTCAATGGCGAGATGGAAGTCATTGATATTGACAAGCCGATTGGCGAAATGATGACTTCGGAAACGTCACGTAAAGAGCTGGTGCAGAAAGTTGTATTAGATGTGGAGCTAGGGCGTGAGGAAGTTCCTGTTTTGTACAATCCAATCTATGAGACATTGACAGACCCGAATTTCCCGAAAGAATTTGAAGCTAAGTGGGCACAAACCGGCTCTGTCATCTTCTTTGAACACCTTGAAGGTGAAGAGGTCAAGTTCGGTTCACTACAAGCTGAAAGCGGTCCGATTGCTCGTCTGCAAGGCTATGCAGCCGGATTCGAATATACAAAAGAAATGCAGATGTTCAACCAAATGTTTAATTTTGAAATCATGAACAAAGCGTTTGGCGAAGCTCATAATGCGTTGTTGAATCACTTGCATCTTGGTCCAATTATTCAGCACAACTACAAAGCGGCTAATAAAACGGCGCCTGTTTACGTGAAGCCCGACGGTAACGCAGGTACGTCAGGTGATGCTCACTATATGCTTTCATTGCGCGCCACTTTGCGCAAAGCGTTGAAGGATACTCGTACAGCTAAGCGTCCTGGCACAATTCTTTTGGCTAATTCGGCAGACAAAGAAGATATCCAAGATGCACTTGGTAGCATGACGCTGCAGGCGACTCCTTATGGCGCGACAAGCGGTATCACAGACATCATCTATTATGATGGGTGGGAGACAGATGTTGCTCGTAAGTCCTATGCGTATGAAGGTGTACCGCAAGGCAAGGCGTTCTTAATCCGGCCGAAGCGCGGGTTTAAAGAGCTTGTGAAACAGGGCTTGCAAATCCAGTCAACAATCGGTGACCTAACACGTTTGGTCGAAGCGCAGATTGTCGGTGACTTCTGGCGCGGAGTTTTTGCGGCCGTGGAGGAAAATGTACAACTCGTGGAATTACCGGGGCAACAATAACATCCAAGATATAATGATTGCAACAAGCGAACTCCTTCCTTATAATTATTGGTAGAGGTGATGATATGGCGCGTCTATCAATAGATTTGGATAAGCTTATAGAGTTATATCAATCTGGAATGTCGGCTTCAGATGTAGCGAAGGAATTGGGCTGTTCATTAAACACCGTTTTAAGGAGACTCAAAGAGAATAACATCGAAGTCAGGGACAGCGGTCATTACAAGATAGGTACAAAAGCCAGTGATGAGACAAGAAAGAAAATGAGTGAAGGCATTTCTAAAGCGGTTAGAAAAAGCGGTCGTTTCCTTCAACAGGAAGTTCCATGCGAAAATTGTGGTCGACTTGTTATGAAACACAATAGGGACTTGAAAAGAAACGCAAATCAATTTTGCTCCCATGAATGTTACAGCGTTTGGAAGAAAACCATAAGTGGAGAAGAACATCCTTTGTACGACCGAATTGAGCATGTGTGCGAACAATGCGGCGGCGAATTTCTAACACATCCGTATCGTTTAGAAAGAAGCGAGAAATTGTTTTGTTCAAAGGAATGCCACAATGATTGGATGTATGAAAATCAACAAGGTGAGAATAATCCGAATTGGAAGGGCGGCACCACCAAATGGCCGGAGCGCGGATCAAGTCGTAGGGATTATCGGGAGTTGCGTGACGAAATTTTCGAACGTGACAAGCACATGTGCACTGATTGTGGTTCTAAAAACAACTTAGAAATCCATCACATTAAGCAGTGGTCTCTTTACCCGGAACTTTGGTTTGACCGTGACAATTGCAGGACGCTTTGTACAACTTGCCACATAGAAGCTGATAAAATTGACAACGAGAGCCTATAAGGGCTCTTTTTTAATTGAAAGTGGTGATGCCTTTTGGAGCCAACAGTATTGAACCTCAAGCGGCTAAGACTCATGGTTAACGATCCTATTCCTTCGGGAGTAGATGAAGAGCCATTATTTTCAGACGAAGATCTGTTGCTCATGTTTTTGGAACATGTCAGTATATTCGGCATGGCCGCTGAAATCTGGACAATCAAAGCCGGGTTGATCCAAGGAGATATCCAGTCGTATTCAGCCGGCAACGAAAAGTATGATTTGACATCCATGAAAGACCGCTATACTCATGCACTTGCGATGGCAAAGATGTATAAGGAAAAAGCGGACGAGTTGATCGAGGATGAAGAAACGAGTGGCGGCATGATGTTGAAGTTTCGCATACCGGATGTGATGTAACATGGAAAGCATTGTAGAGATGCGAAGGCGGCACACTCGATGGAACATCTTGAAAAATCCGGTTGAAATTATAGTTAGTCGACGTGAAAAAGTGAATGCAGGCGGGTACATGGATGAAGTTGAATCCGTTACCGACCCTTTTGTTGTGCGGATTTTTTCTTCTGGTGGATCGCCGCAGGAAATCACGACGCTTGCCGGTCAAAAACAAGTAGATCGTCATTTCGGTTTGCTCGCAGACTATCAAGCGGACATCCAAGCCGGGACGCTTGTAACAGATGAATTCGAAGCGATGGGCATGAAGTTCCAAGTTAAGGCTATCTATCCGCAAACCATTGCCGGTGAAATTGTAGGCTATCAAGGCGAACTGGAAAGGGTGACATGACATGGCGAATTTTCACGCAGATGAATACTTAGATAGAAAAGAAGCCGGCATGTATCTGCTAGGTCGAAACATCGGCAAAGGGATGGAACGAACAGCGAAAATGAAAGCCCCTTGGAGGGATCGGACCGGTAACACCAGGAGAGCCATTCATGGAGGTGCTGACCCGACCGCAAATGGAGCAATCATTTATTTGGCGCACGGCTCAATGGTCGGAACTTATCTTGAAGAAGGTACGGGCATTTATGGTCCACGCGGCACTCCGATTGTTCCGGTTCGTTCTAAAGCGTTGCGGTTTACGGTGGGCGGCAGTCAAATCTTTGCTAAAGAAGTCAAAGGAATGCCGAAACAACCAATCATTGAACCGACAGCAAAAGAAAGCTTGCCTATGATCGAAGAGCAAGTCTACAGGTATTGGGGGTCGACATGATGCGTGAAGAAATCAGGAACATATTAGTTGCCTCTGTGCCGCTCGTAAAAGGTGAAGTTTGGGAGCCGTCTGCTGCAGGTCCTAAGATGCCAAAACCTTCTTTGATTCTGCGCGAAGGACCCCAAGAAACAAGTGAACCATATGCCGCATTCACTTCTCTATATGAAGTATGGCCGTATGTTAAGCGAACAACGTTTAAACAGGTGGATGCAGTTTCAAAAGAAGTGATTGCGGCGCTACATCAGAAGCGATTTGACGTAGCCGGTGTACCGCATTATGCGGAGTATGTCGGTACTGCATCTGAAGACATTGTGGATGAAGAATGGGATGCATTGACTCGCGGTTTGCGCTTTCAGGTGTATTCGCTTGCTTGGCTCATGCATACGCCGGTTGAACCAGATCCGGTATCCGCTTTGCAAGCTTGGTCAATGAAACGGTTTCCGACTTTGCAGTTAGATCCAACGCTTTGGTCACCTTCCGATGCGCAACCCGCCTTATATTGGCGTGTGGAATCCACACGAAAGGTCGAACCGATGAACTGGGGCGCGTGGTTGACGATGCAACTGAACGGCCATGTGATTGCGCCAGACGTCTCTGTTAGGCGTCAATTTGTTGACAGAGTGACAAAACAACTTGCAATTGATCAAAACACTTGCATGACGGACAAATCAAAGATGCGTTTTTTATCTGTATCTGCAGATGACGGCTATGATCCATTCCGACAAGGGCAAATAAAAATAGAAGTGCAATTCGGCGTGTTGCGAGAAGCGGAAGTACATCCGTTCTTGAAACACGTTTATTTTGATTCGGAGAGAGGGGGAGAAGTACATGTCGACTGAAAAGGAAAAACGAAAAACGTTAAGCCGGAAGCGGTTAAGCCGTTAACAGTTGAAACGCTTTATACACGAGAAGAGATAAAAGCTACACCATCCGCCTTCGGTGTCATGCCGGAGGTATTAGCCGGAGCACTGGCGATGGTCGGAGGGGATAAACTGTCCCGCAGTCAAGTTACAGAAGCAATCACGGCATTTAAAAATAGAAAGGTGTGAATTAGATGATTGGAGCAATGTTTAAGCTGGGTGAGCAAAAAGCGCGTCCTGGCGTTTATGTACGTTGGTACAATGCCGGCGGTTACGCTCGTTACTCTCGCCCTTTAGGAGTGGGCGCGGCGGTCATCAAGTCCAATTGGGGACCCGTCGGAAAAGTCTTCACTGTTGAGAGTGGCGATGAAGTAAAAGAGAAAGTTGGAACTGGCAGAGGCGCTGACCTGGTAAGAGAAATCTTCGAGGGCGGCGCTTATTTTGTGCAGACCGTTCGGATTGGCACAGGCGGTTCTCCGTCTTCATTGACGTTGATGGCAGGTGAAGATAAATCGGTAGAATTGCGGACGTTGTACCCGACATCAAGAGAGTTTTCGGTAACAGTACGTGAGGCGCTTGATCCATCGCAAAAAGAGTTGTTGGTCTTCGAAGGCAACCGACAAGTCGAATCCATTACATTCGAAGCGGGAGAAGATGAAGCTGTCACTTTGGTTGCATCGGTACTTGCTCAAAGTAAATATGTCACGGCAACTGCAACAGGAACAGGAACAGGGGTAGTGGCAGCTGTAGTTAATCAGTCACTGACAGGTGGCGCTGATCCAGAAACAGTTGCAGAAGATTACACAGACGCTTACAAACATACGGAAACGAAGTTCTTCGATTCCATTACAGTGGACTCGGAAGATCCGGTCATCCATGCCTCTTTGCATGCTTTTGTCCGTCGCAAGATTCGCGAAGGATATCGAATGACAATGTTTGTTGGTGAAAAACCTTCGGTTGACTTTGAGACGCGGAAATCGCATGCAAAAGCATTCAATGACTTCGCGGTCGCCTATGTAGGGAATGGCGTGCAAACAACCACAGGAGTATTGTCCGGCGCAACAGCAGCGGCTCGCGTGCTTGGGATGTTTATTTCTGGTTCGTACAAGTCCAGTTTGACTGGCAACACCATTACAGGTGGCGTGGGAATCGAAGGGGAAATGACGGCAAACGAATACAACGAAGCGGCTACAAACGGCATGATTGTTTTTGCTCTAAATTCAGATGGTATTCCAAAGATCGACTATGGCATTAATACGCTCGTGTCACTTGGCGAGGATGAGGATGAAGGTTGGAAGAAGCTCCGCCGTGTCCGTACTCGTTACGAGTTGATTGATCGCATTACCGTGAAAATAGACAAAGCCATGTCAAATAACATCGACAATAATCATGATGATCGTCAATTTGTTTGCACGCTCGCCAATGGTGAAATCGGACAAATGATTCGTGAAGGTGGCTTAGAATCCGGCGAAATGATTGTGGATCCGGATACGGCGCCAGAGGGCGATTCCGCATGGTTTAAATTTGATGATCTGGTCGACCTGGACGGGCTTGAAAAAGCTTATCTTGCATTCGGATTCCAATATTAAGAGGGAGGTAATAGAGAATGGATGGACGTTATGTATTTAGAGCATGCGTACCAGACGGCGACGTTGTACTTGCAAACGTCGCTCCTGGTGACGTGTTAAACCGAGAATGGACGTTTCGGGCGAACTTGCCACCGGAAGTACAAGAGGCAATTGATGCAGGTGAGTTTGATCCGCGGAACATTTCGACCGGTAAAGACGGTGAATTATATGATGAGGATGGTAACTTCCTTGCTGAAGTCAACACATGGCAAATGGCTGTAGGTTTTACAAATATCGACTACAATCCTGCCGGAAAGAAAATCGTGTGGGCTGTTCCGGATTCATATACAGTAACGCTTACGTTTACAGAGACGATTATCCGCGATGCAATTCTGCTACAGAAAGCATTGACAGGATTGAAAGACCGTTCAAGAGGCGCGAATTTAAACTTTACCGGCGTACTACGCACGGATCAAGAATAATCGGAGGGTTTATAAATGACAGAAGAAAAAAAGACTAACGAAGAACTATTGGCGGTGGAGGGCGATGTCCTTCGCGGCCTTTTAGGTTTGTATGAAGATAACCAAGAAGACACAACGACTATCGAAATCGCAAGAAAGGGCAAAGTTTATATCACGTTTGACATTCGTGGCCTTTCTGAAAAACAGTACAACGATCTGCAAGACATGGCTACGAAATTTAAAAATGCCAAGAATTTGGGTGGCGTCAAAGTTGCCGAGGAAACGAACGTCACCAAATTCCGCAGTCTGTTAATCTACCATGCGACTGTTGAGGAAGATCGTAAAAGAATTTGGAACGACCGCGAAGCTTGGAAGGCGCTAAATGTTCTAAATGGTCCTGACTTGATTGACAAGATCTTAAAAGCAGGAGAAAAGTCAGCGATCATCGATAAGATCGATGAACTATCCGGTTACGGAATGGAAAGCAGCGACTTAATAAAAAACTTATCGGAGCAGGAGGCAAACTAACCCTTCTGCATGAAATTTTTCAACGTACTGGGATTCTGCCTGACGAACTTGGCCAAAAGCCTATACACATTCAGGAGTTCGCTTTTGCATCCATGTTGCATCGGTTGGAAGATGAGCACGAAGAAAAGAAAGCGGCAGCGCGTTTTGCGAATCGGAGGTGAGTGAATGGCAAGAGAGATTTATCGCGTTGAAATACCGATTGAAGCGAAAGACAACTACAGTAGTACTCTCAGGCAAGCGGAACGTCACACTACGCAGTTTGAAAAAAGAATGGAACGTACAACGTCACGAGTAAATAAGCGTCTTAACGACCTCACAAATGGGCGATGGTCGATGACAATCAATGCGGTGGATAAAGCTTCTCGCGTCGCGAATCGTGTATCATCTTACATTCACCGCGTCGCGAATCGTAGCTATCGCTTCACACTTAGAGCTTTTGATATGGCGTCTCGCACAATCGGCGGGGTTCGCAGAGCACTCACAAGCATCCCCGCACTTGTCACAGTCACCTTAGGAGTGATTGGTGCAGGTAAGTTGAAAGATGCCACTGTGGGGGCTGCCATGAGTTTTGAGCAATACGAGGTCTCCATGACACACTGGTTGGATGGCAATCAAAAGAAAGCCAAGAACTTGGTCAAGTGGATGGGGCAGTTTGCGGATACAACGCCTTTCAGCTCGGTGGATTTGTTCCCAGCTCTCACCCGTGGTATCGGCGTGACCGGCGGCGACGTGAAGCAGGCACAAGGCTTATTGAAGTTATCTGCTGACATGGCTGCATTAACTCCTGGTACGTCTGTATCGGACGCTATGGAAAGTTTAGCTGATGCCCAAATGGGCGAAATGGAACGGCTAAAAGCTTTTAATATGACGTTCACCAAAAAAGAGTTCGACAAAATAGGTTTTGCCGGCGTTGTGGATCAGTTAACTCAAAAGTTCGACGGTGGTGCGGAAAAGCTTTCAAAAACCGCATTGGGCGTGCTTAATACGTTAAAAGGTTATAGATCTTCCCTTCTACGTTCACTTGGAGAGGGAATACTGAAGCCGATGAAACCGCGTCTGGATTCGATTAATCAATGGTTGGCGGACAATCAAGATAAGTGGAGTAGCTGGAAGGGCACCGTGAAAAAGCATGGCAAGCAAGCGTCAGAGTTTGTTTTTTCTAATTTAGAAAAAGGCTTCAATTATGTACAGTCACGATACCTGAATAATAAAGAATTTATGGATTTATCCTTCAAGGGGAAAGTCGACTTTATTATGGGGGACGTCAATCAATGGTGGAATGGCAAAGGCAAGAAAGCTCTCGACGGATGGTGGGAAGGCACAGGCAAGCCGTGGGCCTCTGAGATCGGCTTGTCGATTGGCGAATCGATATTTGAAGGGATTAAGTCTGGTATTTTGAAGGGCTTAGATACTCTAGGGGATATTTGGGGTAACGCTTTCGAGGAGCCATCAATGAAGTCTTTCGGTGGGGCAGGGGCGGCAACATTAGGTGCCGGCGCAATAGGAGCTATGGTTTTAAGTCCTTTGCTTAAAGTGCTCAAAATGCCATTTGATCTTACAAAATGGGCAAAAGATAAAATGCCTGGAGGTAAAAGTGGCAAAGGCGGCGGAACAACTGTTGTAACAGAGGGCAAAAAGCCTAGCGACGGTAAACAGCAGGATACAAAATCATCCAATAAGAAACCGCCCGGTCCTGTCATTTTAGACCACAACGGCAAACCAATCTCGTCCCAACCATCCAAGCCGGCATCAACAGTAAAGTCTGAGCCGAAACCGTCGGGACCTAAACCATCATCTAAACCAGATAAGAAACCAAGTTCTAAAACTCCTCCAAAACAAACAACTAAGTTTTGGGATAAATTGAAACCTTCAAATTGGAAGGGTCTTGAGAAATTAGGGAACATCGGAAAACGAATACCAGTAATCGGTTCGCTCATTGCCGCGATGTCCTTGGCCGGCTCGTCAAAAGATGAATTACCCGGAGCGATTGGAGCTGCTGGGGGCGGCATCACCGGAGCGATGATAGGTGGTGCGGTCGGTTCTGTAGTACCTGTAGTCGGGACGACAATAGGAGCGTTCGGAGGGGGGATTCTAGGCTCCATTTTTGGAGAAAAAGCAATTAACGGAGTAATGAATCACTTCGCGCCGAATCAAGCTTCCGCAGCGGAACAACCCGGGGGTGCGCCGGCAGCAAGTGGCGGGTCGCCCGCTCAGATGCCTGATTTCACAGCTATGAATCAACATGCCCAAACATTGACTACTGCTTTATCTGACATGGCATCTAAGGCGCAATCAGCCTCGCATAACGTGGACGCGTTGACCATGACGTTCGGGGAAGCGGCAGGATGGGTAGCAGGAGCGTTTTATCCATTGCAAGGTTCGACCGCGGGACTCTCTCACAACATTGACGCCCTTACCATGGTCATAGGTGAATCATCTGGTTGGATTGTTGGTGCTTTTTATCCATTATCCACTTCAGGTGGCAACCTATCTCACAATGTTGATGCTATGGCGATAACCCTGGCCGAATCGACAGTTACAGTAGCGAATTCGTTCCTGCCGCTATCCTCATCCGGCGCAGCGTTGAATCAAAACACAGGGGCTTTGAGCTTGGTGTTAGGTGAGTCATCCGGCATTGTTGTCGGTGCATACTTCCCGTTGGCAGCATCCGGTCCGATGCTACATCAAAATACATCTGCCTTAGCAATGGTGCTAGGCATGGCGTCCGGTTGGGTAGCATCCATTAACGGTGTACCGGCAGGGGCGGCCGCTGTGAAAGGCGCGTTGAACAGTCTGGCAGCACGTATTAATAGCGTGCCCGCTCCGTCAGTGAGTGGTTCAGGGGCTTCCGCTCCATCGGTTGGGAAACGAAGAGGCGGACCACAAGCTTATGCAAACGGCGGATTCATTAATCGGCCGCACTTAGGCTTGGTAGGTGAAGCGGGTCCTGAAATGATTATTCCTCTATCCAGCGGCAGGCGCGGACGAGCGATGGATCTATTTAATCGAACAGCTTCTATGTTAGGGGTAAGACCTTACGCGGGCGGCGGCTTGGTCGGCGCAGAACCGATTGTACCAGGTTACGGTGAGTCATCTCCAAACCTAGCACTTGCTGGAACGATGGGCGGCACTATCAAATCAGGAAGCCCAAGCTCAGTACATGTTTCCGCTCCTCTTAAACTAGAGATCAACAATGGTGGTATGGGCGATGAAAGTCAAATCCGCGGTATCGTTGTGCGTTACATGAGGGAATTTGTAGATAATTTAAAGGAAGCGCTGAATAACCGACCATAAGAAAGGAGGGAATCACTGTGCAATTTACTTTACTTGATTTAGCAACGAAAAAAACGCTTATACTTCCGATCCCTCCGAAACTTATGACGGTGATCACCGGAACGAAGGTACTGACTTTTGAACCGACCGTTTTAGGTGAAATCGAATTGCCGCGCGGCCGCCTGTCCAATCAATTCACATTGGAAGGTATGCTGCCAGGCGAGGATACGCCGATTGATGACAGAGACTCCGAACTGACGCCGGATGAGGTAGTTGCTCAGTTTCGAGAGTGGGAAGAATCCAAGCGGCCGGGCGGAAAAGAACTGCGTTTTATTGTGACGGAAACAGACTGGAATGAACCGGTGTTTTTGCGGAATTTCGAACCGGACTATTCGGGTGGATACGGAAATGTTATGTACACGCTGACGTTGACAGAACAACGTCCTTTTACCGTTAAAGAAGTAAAGCCGGAATCATCGGGAAAAAAAGAAGTGCGGAAGCCCAAACCGAAGCCTAAAACTCATATCGTGAAAAAAGGTGATACGTTATGGGCTATCGCGAAGAAATATAACAAAAAAGGTGCCAGTTGGACTGAATTGTGGGCGGCCAATAAGAAAAACCTCAAAAGCGGCAATCCAAACAAGATATACCCTGGCGAAAAAGTCGTTATTCCAGCGGGGTGGTTGAAATGATTGATTTGGCGAAAGTCGATTATCAAGTCATCCTGCTGCCACCGTCGGGCGGGAAAATTAACATCACGGATTTAATCGACGCTTGGACGCATGAGGAAATGGAAGATCAGATATCAGCTAAGGTCACCCTATCGTTGAAAAACGTTAAACGAGAAGACGGCTGGATGCACCAGCATGTCTTTTTGGATAAGCGTCTCGTATTGGAAGCGACTGACGGGAACGGGTGGAGGGAAATCTTCCGGGGTTCCGTCAAGGCATGGAAGACTGATTCTGAAAACCACACAGTTCATGTGGTTGCTTACGATCCGAATTACAACATCACCATTTCGAAGGAGCATTATTATTTCAAGGGTGGAAAAACGGCTGCAGCGTCTATCAAAGAAATCGCTTCTGAGCAAGGTATTCCGATTGGCGTCATTGACGGTCCTAACAAGCCTTTGACGAAAAAACTCTATAAAAACTCGATCGCTAACACCATGATGGAGAGGTTGAAAGAGTCAGAACGTAAAGGCAGTGGGAAATATATTATACGTTCAACAAAAGGGAAGTTAAGTTGTTTGAAAGAAGGAAACAACTCCGTCATCTACGAGCTAGACGACTGGACTACAGAAAGTAGTTCGGACGAGCGCTCTATCGAGAAGTTGATCACCAAAGTGAAGATTTACGGAAACTCTAAAGGCGATGCCCGACCGAAAGTAGAAGCTGTTAAAACTGGGAAAACCGAATTCGGCACAACGCAAGAAATCCTCTACAAATCCGATTTCGATAATATGAAAGCAGCTAATGAAGCGGCTGCTGAAATTTTAAAAGAAGACGGCAAACCGGAAATCAACAGGCCGTTAATTCATCCGGATATCCCATGGATCCGAAAAGGCGACAAAGTGAGAGTTAACTCGGGAACCATTAATACTATGTGCATTGTCAAAAGCGTGTCTCGTGATATGCATAGCAAAAAGATGATGCTGCAGTTAAAGGAGTGAGGGCTTTGATTGATAAAAGCATAGTAAACGATATGGCAATGATTTTAACGGGGCAATCTGAAAAAGTTGTTGGCGAAGCTTTATCTCTTCCGGCTGTCGCTACGGTACAGGGAAACCTCGATTTAATGATTGACGGATTCGGAAAACCGATACCGGCGGAAGACTATCATAAAATAAAAGGTGTTTCTGTGGCGCCAGGGGACCGTGTGTTGGCTGTTCCGATTGAAGATGGACACACCTTTATAGTTACGGGGGGGGTAGAATGAGCACTCAGCTGTACCCTTCATTTGACGCTCCTGATTTAATGGCAGATGAAGTAGTTGAAACATTGCAAGATGTCTATGCTTATAAATACGACTATGACAATGAGCGGTTGGTCGTCACTGGAACAGGTAAGGCGGTTAAGGGCGACCCAATAGACGCCTATCGTTTTTGGGCTGTTAAGTGCTGTTTAACCGAGCGTTATCAATACGCAGCTTATAGTTCAGACTTCGGGGTTGAGTTTCAAGCAATTATGGAAGCAGACTACCCGCGACCCATCGCCGAAAGCGAAATCAAACGGACGATAAAAGAGGCTTTAATGGTGGATGAACGCACTATTTCCGTAACGACGTTTTCTTTCGAGTGGTCAGGTGACTCGTGTTGGATTAATTTTAAGTTAGAAAGTGTATATGGCATTGATAACGTTGAAATACAGAGAGGCGGTGAATTGAGTGGAAGAATTCGTGCTGCCTGATTTTTTGCAAGAAACTGAAGATGAAACACATAAAAATATGGTTGAAATGGCCCCTCCGAATCTTGATACAGCGGAAGGGGTTTTATATTGGGATCATACCCGGCCGACCGCAAGGGTTAAAGACAGACTAGTCAGCTATGAACTAACCCTTGCGTTGATGATGAAATTCCCGCAATTTGCAGTTGATTATTTCTTGGATTGGCATGGTGACCCGATTGGAGTATACCGCCGACCGGCTATCTCGGCTGTAGGCGAAGTAACGTTTTCGGGAGAACCCGGCACCCGTATCCCCGCTGGATCTATAGTCACCACGATTGGAGATGATAACGAGGCGGCTGTGATGTTTAATGTGGTCGAAGGCGGAGTGATCGGAGAGGTCGGCAACTTAACTTTAAGGATCAGCGCTGTCAATCCGGGTCTCATCGGTGCGGTCCCAGCAAATACAATTATCGGTATAGTAGAGCCTATTAAAGGGTTGACCACTATAACTAATGCGGCTCCTACTTTAGGAGGGGCTGAACGAGAAGATGACGATTCCTATCGAGAGAGGATATTAGACCGTCATCGAAATAAACCATTGAGCGGCGCAAAACGAGACTATGAGCGATGGGCGAAAGAAGTGCCTGGCGTTGGTGACGTCATTGTATTGCCTTTATGGGATGGTCCGAAAACGGTCAAGGTATCGATTACAGACAGCGACCGGCAGCTCGCCTCCGCTGAATTGATCGCCGCTGTGAAAGAGCATATTGATCCGATTGATGGAATGGGAGAGGGTACGGCCCCTATTGGCGCTGTAGTTACTGTAGATACGTTAACGCTCATCAGAATCTCTATAAAGCTTTCGCTAGACTTGGAAAAAGATTACCTATTGGCTGATGTATTGCAAAATATTAAAAGGAATATCGATAGCTACTTAGCCGACAAGAACATTGTGAAATACACAGATGTATTCGGTGTTATTACAGATACAGACGGCGTGGCAGATCATAGCGGATTGACGTTGAATGACGCTATGACTAACATCACATTGGCGAAAGGTGAACGTGCTTCAGTGGGTGAGGTGATGACCGTATGACGGTGCAAATCACGACAGAAACCGGTAGAGAGATGTTGCGTTCTGTTACCCCTATTTATAACAACGATGATCTGGCACTAGCTGTTTTCGAAGCGAATGGAAAGGTTATGGACAAAGTAGCGGTGGTTATTGAAGGTTTGAAAACTGAAATGTATCCGCAAAACGCTACTTGGACACTTGGGTACTGGGAGCAGATGCTTGGTATTAAAACCAATAAGAATCTTCCGGACTCGCAGAGAGTGCAGAAGGTTCTTTTTGAGTTGAATAAGTATTTCACGATCACTCGAAAACGAATGGAGATGATTGTGAATGCTTTTATTGAACATCAAAATGCAGAAGTGGAGGACGTTGAAGGCGAGTATGCATTCATCGTCATCATACCTGCCGGAAATCGAATAGGTGACGGTTTGCGGGATGCAGTTGAAGAAACGAAGCCCGCTCATCTGCTGGCGATCTATGAGCAAGTCGTCTCTGCCAGGGCTGTTGTTATTCGTGATGACACCTACCATTTCCCTATTTACTATCCGGAAACCGGAGAATTCACACCCGAAAAAGATTTTTCGCAAATAGATAGCCCGCCTATCGACATACAAGAAGATTCATACGGATTTGAAATCGTGTATCCGGCGGCGGAACGTGGCGTCAGTCAAGCGGATGCAGGAATCGCTGGATTGTCGGATGATACTTACAATTATAAGACGGACTATCCGACTGTCGGGGAAGCGGAATTGCTAGATAAGACCGTGACGCTGTTTGAAGATCGCGCAGCGGTTGCGCCTGCGGCATATGAGTTCGCTGTCGTTTACCCTGAATGCGGCGAATACGAACTAGAGGGAGAGGATTGAAATTGGATGAGCGCGAAACAATTCGGTTTGTGCCGAACGAATTTTATATAGACACCGGCAGGCATCTGTTTGCGAGCATTGCAAATTATGCAATGATTACTATCGCCGGAGAGGAATACCGTTATCCGATTGCATCGACTGTGATCAGAGACGGTTTTTTTAAGCATTATTTTGATGTGGAAGACGAACCAATCGGCAATATCGAGAGGTTGGAACTGTACGATGTCAACGGCGGACTGCTTGGGGAGACGGTCGGTGGCGTGATTGAAAAGGACGACGATGGATGGAGTATAGCCATCAAGTTGTTTGTCATCCTGGAAGAAACGGAAATGGAAGGAGGGGCTTTGAATGGCTGATGTGACGCTCGGGACATTACTCGGCAAAATTTATCACCATGCGAAAGCTTTTTGGAAAGATAAGATGCTTGATCCGGAAGGTGATCGGACACAGCGCGGTACTAAAGTGACTGCAAAGCGTATGAACAATTTGGAAGATAGTACAGCATTCGCGCACGAGCGGTTGAATGACCAGGTGGTTTATCTGGAGGATGCAGACCGCACACAAAAAAACCTGCGCTTTGAATTTATATTGCTGAAGGCTTCCGTCACCAGCGGTCTGACATCAAATATTCTGGTTGATAACTTTGAAACTCTTGAAGGCATCAATCTAACATTCGGTGCTCATGATCCCGAATTACAACGTGTGTATTTACCATAAAGAAAGAGGTCTCTGTCGTCTTGACTATGCGTTCTACAGATTTAAAGATTTACCAAAAAGCGGAGCGGTTGTACGCAGATTGCGAGCCGGTCTTAAAAAACTTTCCGCGTTATGAAAGGCTCGGTTTAAGTTTAGACATCAACAATGCTTTTAACTCACTGTTGTCTACGATCATCCTGGCGAATGAAGTGATGCACTTCCGAAAGAAGTATCAGGCGGAGATTGACGGCTATTTGAGTTTGATCATTGTCCATTTCAATACAGCTAAACGGAAAAAGTATATTACAGAAAAACGTAATCTGCTGATCCAAAATAGCGTAATGGAAATCGGTCGCATGCTCGGAGGATGGAAAAAGGCAACCGCTTGATTATTTAGGGTTACGACTATTACGGCGAATCGAGTCATTCGGGGCTACAATTCCGCGCGCAATTTCAATTGGAATAATGCGACGAATCGGAATCCGAATTATGGCTGGCGCCCCGCCTTGTTAGAGGCAAATTTTACGATCGGTGCGTTTACGGATTCACCGACGTGCTTTGACATAAAACTTCAAGGGAGTCGTAATCCTTCGTTATCAAAAACGTAAACACATGAATAGTCGTAGCGCCGACCTGGAAAGGAGCCGTTATGGCGAAAAAGATTAAATATGACAACCTCTATGAGAGGATCATATCCTATGAAAACCTGAAAGCCGCGTTTTTTAAAGCGACGGAAGGTGACAAGAAATATCATCCGGATGCAATCCGGTTTAGTATGATGCTGGAATTAAACCTGACTGTCTTGTGGCGAGAGTTGAAGAATGGCACGTATAGAGTCGGTCCTTATAAATACCGTGTTGTATACGAGCCGAAAGAACGCGGGATATGGGCGCCGTCTTTTCGCGACAAGATTGTTCAGACGGCAGTTCATTTCGTGATGAAGGAAATCCACGAGAAAATATTCATTAAATACACCTATGCTTGTATTGATGAAAAGGGGCATCAGCGGGCCGCTCATCAGCTGCAGACAAATATGAGGATTGCCGAACGAGAATTTGAAGATCCTTGGATCGTCTCAATTGATGTGTCAAAGTTCTTTTATACGATTCCGCACGTCGTGGCGAAGTGGGTGCATCGCAAAGTCGTCAGCTGCAGGAAAACCTTATGGCTGATTGACCTGTTCATCGACAGCAGCCCTCCTCCCGATTGGGAAATGTTAGCGGGACTGGACGTCAATCCGCGCGGTCTTACAAAGATCGGCATTCCGCTGGGCTGCACTACTAGCCAGGACACCGCGAATTTAACGCTGAATGAAGTGGATCAGTACACACACCGGTTTCTTGGTCATCGGTATTACGTGAGATATATGGATGATATGAATGTCATAGTGGACGGGAAAGAACGAGCGCAACTGCTTAAAAGGCAGATGTGCTCTTTTTTGCGTGAACGTTTGAACCTGACAGAAAATCCGAAAAAGTCGCAGATATTCCCCCTCTCGCAAGGGGTGAATGCGTACGGATTTAAAATCTGGACCACTCACATGAAAGTCCGCGATGACTCCAAGAAACGCGAAAAGCGAAAGATCAAAAAGATGGACGAGAAAATGCAGAACGGCGAAATGACGGAGGCAGAAGTGAGGCAAGCGGTGAACAGCTGGCTCGGACATGCCCGGCACAGCAATTCCTACAACCTCTGCAAGAAGATTTTTGCACCGTATCCATATATAAAAGTAGAA